CAAGTAAATACCGCATGATTTTCCCAAAAATCATATTGTGTTACTTTTACTTTTAAAATTCTATATCCTTTTAATTCTAATTCTTTAGCATCACTTTCACAAATCCATTGTTTTAAATTATCTAAACTAGAAGCAGCACTTATCCATCTTAACCCATCTTTACCATATTTTTCATCATATACCATAGGTAATGGTACTAATCTTTGTGATGATAATTCTTGTACTACAGGATTAAATGAACCATCTCTATTATACCATAATTGTTGATCGGATTTAGAATTATCAACTCTAAATAATGTTATATGTTTAATCATTTTATTTTATTTTTACAATTATATAAATTATTTTTAATAAATAGAAAAAAAAATATATAATGTATGATATTGAGTATAAATGAATTTAAAACCATGTTAGAATTTAATTCTAATTATAATTATGATATGGATATGTATAATATTTATTCTAATGATCAAATATTATTAAATTATAAAAAAGAATTAAATAATTTACCTAAAGATAAAATAAATAGAATTAATTCTAAGAACTATTTTAAAGAATTATTATTTAAAATAAATAAGGTACCATTAAATTATAAAATAAAGTTCTTAAATATGTTTATTTTATTTTTTATTAGTACTATAACATTACCAGAAATAAATAAAATTATAGATGAATCGATAGAAAAAAAAATATTAGTACATAACGACGCGTCTCAAATAAAAAATATAATATCAGATATGTATAAAAAAGAAGAAATAAAAAAAGATGTATATAAAACACCAACAGAATTTTCTGATACTTTAGTTGAATTTTTAAAGCATGAAGAAGGAAGAAATGGTAAAGCCGTTTTGACTGCGTATGATATTGGTGATGGTATGATAACTATAGGATATGGTCATGCTGAACGAAAAAAAGTTACTAAAATGAAAGCAAAAGTTACTAAAATTACAGAAGCTGAAGCTGAAGATTTATTAATTCAGGATATAATGGAAGCACAACGTGGTGTTGATAGAATTTTAAGAGATTGGAAAAAAGAAAATATATTTATAAAAATAACACAAAATCAATATGATGCTATGATTTCTATGACATATAATATGGGTATAGGTAACATTAGAAAATCTGAATTTTTACAATTAGTAAAAAATGGAGAATTAGAAAAAGCTGCTATTAAAATAAAAACTACAAATGTTACATATCCGGGACATGTAACACGTAGAAAAAAAGAATCATATTTATTTAGTCATGATTCTAATATAGATTTAAATAAATTATTAAATATCTGATTTTTTATATACTATTTGTTTAATTGATTCTAATAAATTATTTATATTAGAATCATTTTTTTTATCAATTAATTCTTGTGGTATTTTTAATTCTTGTTGATAAAAATACTCATCTAATATTATTCCTAATAATAGATGTACATCTTTAGATTCTATATTATTATTAATTTTAATATGATCTACCATAAAATTAATAATATTTTTAGTAAAATAATCATATGACATATCTGTCCAATATTCTTTTTTATTATATAGCTTTATAAAATATGATTTGTAATCAGTATTACAACTATTTAATAAATTTTTCCATTTTGTATAATTATTTATAAATTCATCTTCATAATATTTAGTAATATTTTCAATTAATAATTCTTTAGTATTATAAATATTATTAATTTTATTTTGCCAAAATTCTTCTATATAATTCATTTTATTAGTTCTTTATTTATTAGTTCTATTCTTTTAATTTCTTCTTTCACATCTTTAGGGTACATTTCACATAATGTATGTATATCATTTACAGATAATTCATGAAAATTTCTAATTTCTTGCCATCCTTTTATTGATGGATCTTTTTTCTTAGTTGCACCTTTCCAAAACCAAAATGGTACTCTTGTTTCATTTCTTAAAAATAAAAACCAAATATCCATTGCTAGTGCCTTATCTATAAATTTATGATTAAAACTATTTGCTTGTATAGGATATTTTTTAGACATAAATCTATTAAAGATAAAAAATAAACTTTCTTTATCTTCATCTGTTACAGTATTCCATAAAGTTTTTTTTGAAAAAATTATATCTGTTATATTTTTAAAATCCATGTTTTTTTATTACTAATTTATTATTTTCTTTTGTTATATAAAAATCTTTTATAATATGTTTATCAATTAAAAATCTTATAGATCTAACTGCACTAATATCACCCTTATAATGATGTGATATATTTTTTACCATATTAGTTAAATAATCTTGATTCTTATTTTCCATATAAGAATTAATATTATTTAATGTTATTTTAAATGGTGTCACATAAGTATTAGATGAATTACTAGCAATAGTTAATTTTTGTTCTTCATACAATTTAGGTGGTGATGGATTAGAACATCTAACTGGTTTTACAGTTACATTATATTTATTTTTTAATATACTAACTTCCATAACACCTATACCTAATTTACTACATAATTCTCTAGCAAATCTTCTAGTACTCATATTTTTAAATGTGGTAGGAACAATAATATAAACATCATGTGCTCTTTTTTTAGATAACCATTTATATGCTTGTTCTATAACTTTTAAATTAAAAGTTAATTTAGCTTCAAATACAATAGTATGTCCACAATTAGGGTGGTTTAAATCTTCTATTCTAGCATACATATCACAACGTATTTTTGAATTAGTATCTAAAACTTCTCCATATGTAGTATATCCTAAGTCATTTAAGTCTCTTCTTACAAATTCTGTTAAGATAGATTCTTTACCATCAGATATAATCTTTTTTTGTGTCATTTATTTAAATTCTCATTAATAATTTTTATTATATCTTCTGTTACCCAATCAGGAAAATTTTTATAATGTAATTGAATTAATTGAATATTTAATTTAATATTATTTTTAATTTTATTTTTTAAATTTGTATCAAATACATCTTTTGATACAAATTCTAAACAATTTAATAAATCATCAACGAATTCATCATTTATAGTAAATTTTATATCATAATTTTTATTATAAAAATCCCACATTTTTTTAGCCGTTGCTGTTCCTATTCCTCTAATTTTACCAGTTTTAGATATTTTTTGATAAATAGAATCAATATTATCTGATTTATCACCTGTAATAATTTTTTCAAATAAACTAGAATAACAATCTATTTCTTCATAATTCCAATTTAATAAAATTCTATTAAAAAAATTAATATTGTTAATACTATTATCTAAAGAAAACACATCATTAGCATTATTATTTTTAAATTCATTTAACCAAATTTCCCAACCTATAGGTATAATTACTTTTTCATTACCTAAAATATCATTTATTTGTATATTTATATAAGAGTTTTTTTTCTTAGTTTTATATTTAATTAATTGATATAAATCTTTATCTGATGAAATAGTAACACAACTTTTTCCTAATTTATTAGCATATTGTATTACGCTAACAATCCAATCATCTCCTTCAATTGAATCTTTTTCTAATACATTATATTTTTCTCTAATGGAATCTTTCCAATCCATATATGTATCAAATACAAATTCCCAATCTATACTATCATCTTTAACTCTATGTGCTTTATATTTATCTAATAATTCCTTACGCCATGATTTTTTCTTAGAATCAGACACAACAATTATCTTTTCCCATTTATTCATTACGGTATATTTAGAAATATTATTATCTAATAGATTCCATAATTCACCATGTAATTTATTCATTTTTGTTAATGTATATACACATTTCATTAATATATAGTTTCCATCAAATATTATATAATCCATTTTTTTATTATTTTTTTTTATTTTTTATTTAAAAAATAAATTTAAAATTATTTGGTTTATTTTTACTATCTATAAAAATAATTTCAATTTCTTCTAATTTATCTTTTACTGTTTTATAATCTTTAGCACCACTTGATTTTTTCAATTCATTAATAGTTTCTATTGTATTCCATTTAGTTTTAATTGCTGGCTTTATTCCTAATATTTCTGAAAGTTGTTCTTTTAAAATATTTATGTTAAAATCAGGATTAGAAAAATCAATTTTTTTTAAATGATCATATATAGTTTGCTTTATTATTGTTATCCACGGATCTTTTTCCATAATTTATTTATTATTTATTATTTATTAATTCTTGTATTTCAAATATATATGAAATAATTAATACTACAGGATCAACTAAATTTGAAGATAATTGATATGAATAATCTTTAAATAATTTAGTTAATGCTGGTATTTTACCAATATATTTTTTATTTTCATCTAATATATATCTACATAATGGTCTACCACACATTTTTACTAATGTCTCTACATTATCACCAAAATTTTCAATAACCCATGCATATGTTTTTTCTGTATTTATATCACCAAAAATAATATTATAAAGATCTACATTTGTTGATGAATTTAATTCTTTATTATAATGACCTATTTTTTCAACACGTTGTAATGTATTGAATGTAGATCTTAAATCAGGAAAATTAGTATTTATTAATGAAATTACTTGTTCTTCAGTAATATTTAAATTATTTTTTTCTACAATTAAATTACATCTTTCTAAATATTCTTCTTTTAAATATTTTGTTTCTGTTTCATTTTCTGGATCAAATTTAATTACATTAAATCTTGATAAAATAGCACTAGATAATTTACTTATATTATTACATGTTGCAATAAATCTAATTCTATCATCAAATTCTTCGATAAACCCACGTAATGCTTCTTGATATTTAGCAGAAACGCCATCAAATTCATCTAAAAAAACTATTTTATACCCATCTATAGTAGATTTACCAAAAATATCACCAGTTCTACAATAATCTATTACCGTTTCTTTTAAATCTTCAACTGACGAATTAAAAGACGCATTTACTATTAATGCATCTTCTGGTATAATAACATTAGCTAATGTTGATTTTCCTAAACCAGATGATCCTGTAAAAATATAATTTCCACTTAATACTACATCACCATTTTCATTTAATATTTCTTCTTGTATTCTAGGTAATAATATTACTCCAGCAATATTTTTAGGTCTATATTTTTTCCAATATAATTTTTTAACTATTCCATCATTCATGTTTATTTTATATTTTTTTTTATAAAATGTTTAATACTTTTTATTTTTTATTTTTTAATAAAAAAAAAAAGTTTGTTTATATACTAGAAAAATAAAAAAGTTTAATAATTGTTAATAAGTTTTTTGACCACATATGATATATAGTAAAAAAATTTTAAATAAATTAAATTATTAATTGTGTTTTAAAATAATATATAAATAAAATAAATAAAATAAATATGTCAAACCAACAAGAAGATTATAATATAAAAAATAATTATAGTGATGTTTTTTTACGTGATGTTACGGTAGGATTTTTAGCATATTTAAGAGACAAATTAAAAATCAATTATATTAGTGAAGAAAATGGATCATATACTGAAATAATTCCTATTTATTATTCTTTAACAGGAGATCAAAGATTTATAATGGATTCTTTTTATGATGATATACCAAATAAACGAGTTAATATGAATACGGATATTATTCCTAGAGGAGTATTAGATGTTAAATCTTGGATTATAAAAGCTGAAGAATTCACTAATCCTAATACTTGGTTTCATATAACAGAAGAAGTAGATGAAGAATTGATTCAAAAATATTCACAATTAAAAAGTGTACCTATTAAATTATCATTTGAACTAGTTTTTGTATTAGATAATGAAAATGAGGTATTTAAGATATGGCAAGAATTAATGGAAAATTTTTATATGTATAGATATTTTAATTTTACATATAAACGAATTCCAATAAAAGCTAATTTTAATTTTATTGGTGATAGTGAAAATGTTATAGCAAGAGAATATTCATTTGGAACAGGAACTAAACCATATAAATCTGTTTATAATATTGAAGTACATACACATTTTCCAATAATAGATAAAGTTACTTCTTTATTATCGAATAAAGGTGTAGAGTGGGATTTTGCTATATATCAAAATCAAAATATAATAAAAGAAACGGATATAATAAAAAAGTAATTTTTTAATTAAAATAAATAATATATAATAAAAAATAAATACAGACTAAAGACATAATATGAAGTCATTAAAATTAAAATTGTTTGAATATAGAAATGGTTTAAATATAGAACAAAGCGATGTATCTACTATAGTTACATCACATTTAGAAGAATATGATAAATATTCTGATAAAGAGATATTTAATTCATTAAATGAACGTTTAGAAACGTTTAAATATTTTGAAGGTGTAAAAACATTATTAGAAGAAATAGATAATGAAATTTCTGAAAATAGCTTAGTATATACATTAAAAGATTTACATAAAAAAATATCAAGAAAACCGGATAGATTTTTATATGAAACAACATTAACATCATTAATGGAATGTATTAATGAAAATAATGATGATGATAGAAAAATCAAAATATTAAATGATTTAAAAATGCATGAATGGATTCCTGAAATTAAATCATTTTTAGGAGAAATGGCTAATACACCTCAATTAAAAATGAATTATATATCTAAAGGTGGTGTAATTAATGATGTATATTCTATTGTATTAGAAAAAAAAGAAGGATTTTTAACTTATATAAATGAAACATGGTTTTTAATGAATGATGAAGGTATTTCAGCTACATTATTAGAAAATCATATAAATGATGAAAATCAATTACGTAGAATGAGATTATTAGAAGAAGGTGTAAAAAGAGCTATTTTTACAGAAAATTCTATTAAATTTAAAATAGCAGAAAATTTCAATATAACATTTAATACTGATACTAAGCAAATTTATTTAAATGAAAATGAAAAAGAAGCAAGTTCTACATTAGAATCTATTTTTCAATCTCCATATGTACCATTTATGGGTAAAGGATTCTATCCAATTTTAAATGAATGTTATAATTCATTAGATAAATTTATGATAATTGATTCTGTTAAACATATTTATAATTTAGGTAATTCTACATTTGAATGTTATGTATTTAACTACAAAGATAAAATTGCACAATTAAGATTAGATAGAAGAAGTGGTAATTCATATTATACTTTTGAACAAGCATTACCATTAATAGAAAATGTAATGCATGAATTAGGTACAGATATTACATTCTTTTATGAAAACTTAATTTCTGATGAATTATCTAAAAAAATAAAATTAGAAAAACAAGAAAAAGTATTATTAGAAAAATTAACAAGTATTGAAAATGCTATTATTACATTAAAAAATGAATCACCAATAATCTTAGAAAATATATCTGTTAAAAAATTATATAATAGTTTATTATCACAAAAACATACAATCAGTGAACAATTAAAAGAGGTAAAAAAAGATAAAATAAAATAAAATAAAATAAAAAAGTAGAACTTAGTTCTACTTTTTTTTTGTTTAAACAATAGCGTATTTTTTATATATAATAACTATAAAAAATACACTATTATGAAGAATGAAAATTACAACAACAACTGTAAACGATTCACAATTTACTTATGAAATATTATTATCTAAAGGTTTAGGTACATTAACAAGAAAAGCAGAAATGTTTATTTATGTATTAGTACAAAATGCAATAAGAAAAACACAACATAAATTTTTTAATGAAGATGATAAAAATGATAGCATTCAGGCTAGTTATGAAAAAATATTAAATAAATGGCAAGGTTTTAATCCAGAAAAGTCAACAAGTGCATTTGTATATATTTCTGAAATACATAAACGTGCTGTCGCTGAATTTTTAAATTATTTTCATGATAAAAAAGGGATTAAAAAAGAAGATAATAAAAAACTAAAATTTATTAGTATGAATTCATCAAACAATGGACAAGGACTTTATAATATATAAATTATGAAAATAATAAAAGAAAAAACAGAAAATCAAACATATTCATACGGTTGTATAATGGGATATTTTGATACTCCTATTTCTAATATACAAATAGAAGAAAACGATATTTATAATAATGATACGAATGAATTTGGTTTAGAAATTGAACCACATGTTACAATATTATTTGGATTATTAGATGATAAAATTCCTGAAAATGAAATAGTAGATTTATTATTAATGATTAATCCGCCAGAAATATCTTCTAAAATGGTAAATATATTTGAATCTAATGAATATGACGTAGTTAAATATGAAATCGAAGGAAATAATTTACATATTTTAAATAAAATATTCTCAACATATCCAAATGAAAATTCATATCCAACATATGAACCACATTCTACTATAGCTTATGTTAAAAAAGGAACAGGTAAAAAATATATTCAAGTTTTATTACATGAAGAAATAAAACAAATATCATACTGGGTATATTCGATGGCTAATGGAAAAAAAATTAAAATAGATCCAAAAAATAATTTAATTGAAACTATTAGAGAAGAATATGATGATTCTATTATAGTTGAATATTTAGGATATGATATTATAATTAAACCACATACTAGATTAAATGATGCATATTATTTTTCTATATATGAAAATAATATTTATAAAATGGCTTTAAGAGGACCAATATTATATGATAATGGTTTAAATGTTTGTAAAAATTATATAAATAATATTTAAAATGGCACACGCACCTAGTAATCCTACAAAATACCATCAAGGTAAATATAAAATTAAATTTCCTAATAAATATATGGGTAATCCTATGGATATAGTTTATAGATCTTCATGGGAATATAAATTTATGGTTTATTGTGATGTAACAACCGAAATAATTAGATGGGGTTCTGAAACTTTAACTATACCATATGTTGACCATAAAGGTAAAAGTAGAAGATATATTCCAGATTTTTATATAGAAACAATAAATCATAAATTTCCTAATTTAATAAATAGATTTTTAATTGAAATAAAACCTGATGCAGAAACAAGAGAACCTATTATACCTAAAACTATATCAGAAAAAAAATTAAAAAATTTACAATATGCTATAGGAGTTTGGCAAAAAAATAAACATAAATGGTATTATGCAAATGAATGGTGTAAAAAAAGAGATATTCAATTTAAAATAATAACAGAAAAACATTTACATATATTTAAATAATGGAAAAAAATTTTTTTATAAATAGTATTAAAAAAGATTATGAATTAAATGGTTCTAATATTTATAATCTTAATTCTAAATTTATAAGTAAATGTATAAATGAAAATGATAATGTTGAAAAAATATCTATTAAAGATATATCTAAAGGATATTTTTATTTTATGTTTTATGATTTATCTGGTAAATCATCAAAAATGGAAAAGATAAATCCATTATTAATTATAGATACATTTGATACAGCTGGTACTAGATTAATTTATGCCGTGTCATTAAATTTTATTCCTATTACAATAAGAGTTTTATTTTTTAATAATCTATTTAATTATAATTTAAGTGTCTTAAAAGATAACTTAAACTTAAATACGATGAAACAAGATCCTTTATCTGGTGTAAATTTTACAAATATTTATAAACTATTATATAGTATAGGTTTTGAATGGTGCATTAGAAAATTCGATATAAAACTAATAAATAAAATATATAAAATTAATACTAATATTTTAAAAGAATTTATTACTATGTCTACATCTAAATTTACAGGTGTTAATGATAATAAATTATTAGAAATATGGAAAAAGAAAATAAATGAACAAGAAACAAGACAGAAAAAATTAATTCAAGAAATGATAAAAGATTTTAATTCCATTGAAAATGAGCTAAATAAAAATCAATTATCATTAACAGAAAAAAATGAATATTTAGAAAAGTCTTTATCTTTAATAAATAAAATATAAACTAATTATGGCTGGATATAATCCTTATAGACAAACAAATAATAATTTATTATCTAATATACCTTTAGATATAAATAATAATAATAATAATTTTTTTAATAATACTTTAAGTAGATTATCTAAATTTGGTAGAAATTATAGTGAAACAGTTATAAAAAATTCTAGAGCAACAAATTATAATGAAGATTTAACACAATTAAATGATATTAATGGTACGGTATATTCAATGTTTTCTAGAAAAGTTCAAGCTTTAGTAACAGAAAAACAGAAAATTGCCGCATTATCTCAAGATTATATTTCTAAAATAAATATATTTAAAGAATATGCAAAAAAAGGAGAAATATTAGATTATGTTACAAAATTAACTAATGATATAATTATTTATTCTAAAGATAAAAAATTCTGTGAATTAGAAGATTTACCAGATACATATTCTAAAATTATTAAAGATAAATCAAAAATAATTTTTGAAAATATATATAATCGTGGAGGATTTAATGATGGTACACTTGCTTGGGACATTTGTCATGATTGGTTAGTTGAAGGTTTTTTATGTAGAGAAATTATATACGACTCAAAAGGTAAAAATATATTAGCATTTCAAAGATTAGATCCTGCTACAATTGTACCTATAATAGACCCAGAATCAGGATATAAATTATGGATTCAACATTTTGATGATGACCAAAATCGTGTAGTTCTTTTAGATTCATCTATAATATATATCTCATATTCAGGATCTTCTAATTATATGGAAACTTCATATATAGAACCATTAATTAAACCTTATAATGAATTAAAATCAGTAGAAAGAACTAGATTATTATTTAATTTAATTAATGCAACAATGCATAAAGAATTTGTTATACCAACCGAAGGATTATCACAAAGTAATGCAGAACAAGAAATGGCTACTTTAATAGCAGATTATAAAGACCATGTTATGTTTGATAATACAACCGGTGAAATTTATATTGATGGTTCTAAAGAATTACCTTATTCTAAAGAATATTGGTTTCCTAATTCAGGTGAAGGTAGACCTGAAATGTCTATTATAGATCCAGGAGGACATGATTTAAATGAAAATACCACATTAATATGGTTCAAAAATAACTTAAAAAATGCTTCTAAATTTCCATTAACAAGATTAGATAATACTATTGGTGGTGGTAATATTTATAGTAATGGTAATGAAATATCACATGATGATTATAATTTTACACAATACATAGATAGATTAAGATCATTATTTAAAGATATTATTTTAAAACCTGTTATTATTCAACTAATTTTAGATTTTCCAGAATTAGAAAATAATATAAATATCTATAACGATATAAATATAGAATATTTTGGTCATTCTGAATTAATTAAAGCAAAAGAATTAAGTAATATGCAAGCAAAATCTGCTATTGTAACAGAATTACAAAATGGATTTAAACGTGAAGATGATAAACCATATTTTCATCATGATTATTTAGCTAAATATGTATATGAATTAACAGATGAACAAATAGCATTAAATAATGAATATTGGAAAAATAGTAGTTCTAGTGTTGGTGGTGAAGCCGGTGACATGAGTGGTGGTGGAGATGATATGTCAGGTGGTGGCGATATGGGTGGTGGTGATGATATGGGTGCTATTGATGATATGGGTGGTGGTGACGATATGGGTGCTACTGATGATATGAGTGGT